GATAGATACTTGGTTAAATATAGTTCATCCGATTCAAGAGCTATTATACAGAAAAAAGCTGAGGAATGTATAACTCCACAAGAAGCTGTAATGCGTACTGAAGGAACAGTATTTCCTGTATCAGATTTAAAAGAACATATAGAACAAATATCAGTAAGAAGAGAAGCTTTTCTTGCAGAACATTATGTAGGTGATTTAATATATAATTCAGATAATAGTATAAGTTGGAAACCAACTGCAGATAGATTCCCATTAAGAACTTATGATAGTGGAAGTGGTGATAGAACAGGTTGTTTAGAGATATTTGAAATGCCTCGTAGGACTGCAGATGGGTTAGTAATTCGTGGTAGATATATTGCAGGGATTGACCCTATTGATTCTGATACTGGTGGATCTTTATTTAGTATCTTAGTGATGGATACATTTACTGATAGAATTGTAGCAGAATATTCAGGTAGACCTAGAACAGCTAATCAAGCTTATGAAATTGCATTAAGAACATTAAAGTTTTATAATGCTGAGGCTAATTATGAGAGTAACTTAAAAGGTTTGTTTAGTTATTTTGATAAATCTAATAACTTACATTACTTAGCAGATGTTCCACAAATTCTAAAAGATATGGATATGGTAAAAGCTACTAATCTATATGGAAATAAAGCAAAAGGAACACATGCTAATGCACAAATAAATGCTTGGGGTAGATTACTACAAGCAGACTGGATGTTAACTAAAGCTCACGGTGATGATGATGATGAAAGATTAAATTTACATCGACTAAGAGGATTAGCTTATATAGAAGAATGTATTAAGTGGAATTCTGATGGTAACTTTGATAGGGTATCAGCAGGTATTATGTTATTTATATTAAGAGAAGATAGAGTTAAAAGAACTGCTTCTGCTAAATTAAATGATGGTAAACCAATTAAATCACTTTCTAATGACCCATTCTTTAGTAGAAATTTTAATAAAGGAATAGAAAAACCTAATATGGAGTTTACAAAAGAATAGCTATTAGTTACTGAAAAAAAAGATAAAGTTTTAAATTAACCACTTGTATTTAATGTTAAAATATATTATATTTACAGGTTTAAGAAATTAATATGGCAAAAATAAATAATTTAACGCTTCCTCCTCAAAGATTAGCTTATTCTAAAAAGAATAAAGATTGGAGGATAGATAATATAGATCATGCTGATAAACATTCGTTCTATCATAATGAATCTGTACGTAAAGATATTAAAAATAAAGTAATAAATCTTAATTTATATAATGGTATTGTAGATGTTAGAGATTTAACTGATGTAATTAATCCATTTCATATGGATGCATCATTTATTCCTGACAATATACCTCATCACCCTATATTAGTTCCTAAAATAGATTTACTAGTAGGTGAAGAAATTAAAAGACGATTTGATTGGAAAGTTATTGTAACTAATCAAGACGCAATAAGTAAAAAAGAAGAAGATAAAAAAGCTATTTTATTCCAACGAATTAGTGAATATTTACAAAGTAATTATCAAGAAGAAGAATTAAATGCCAAATTAAAGGAACTTGAAGATTATATGAAATATGATTGGCAAGATATTCGTGAAAAAATGGCTAATCAAATTCTTCGTCATTATTGGGCAGAACAAGAGTTTCAAAATAAATTTATATTAGGGTTTAAAGATGCTCTAATTATGGCAGAAGAAATATATCAAGTTGATATAGTTCATTCAGAACCTACATTAGATAAACTTAACCCTCTAAAAGTTCATGCAATTAGGTCTGGTAATTCAGATAGAATTGAAGATTCTTCTATAATTATATTAGAAGACCATTGGAGTCCTGGAAAGATTGTAGATTATTTTCACGATCAATTAAAACCTGAAGACATAGATTATATTATGGATTATACTACTACTAAGTCTGGTGGTAGTTATTCTGATGATGATCAGAATCATACTCTATTAAGAGATGGTGTTGGTTTAGGTTTTGATAGTTCTATGGATGCAATGTTTAATATTGCTGAAATCAATGGTCATTACTTTAGTTCTGACTTTACTGATGAGAATGGTAATATTAGAGTATTTAGAGTATATTGGAAATCATTAAAGAAAGTAAAAAAAGTAAAATACTATACTGAATTTGGTGAAGAAGAATCTAAAATAATGTCTGAAGAATATATCCCTAATAAGGATATGGGTGAAGAAGTAGAAGACTTATGGGTTAATGAATGGTGGGAAGGTACTAAAATTGGTAAAGAGATTTATCTTAATATGCGACCTAGACAAGTACAATATAATAAGATTAGTAATCCATCATATTGTCATCCAGGAATTATTGGACAAATATATAATACTAACCAAGGTAAAGCTGTATCATTAGTTGATAGATGTAAAAACTATCAATACTTATATGATGTATTATGGGATAGATTAAATAAAGCTATTGCTACAAACTATGGTAAAATATTTGAACTAGATTTAGCTAAAGTACCAGAGAACTGGGAAATAGATAAATGGTTACATTTTGCAGTAGTTAATAAGATTGCAGTTATAGATTCCTTTAAAGAAGGAAATCATGGTGCTGCTACTGGTAAATTAGCTGGTTCTATGAATACCCAAGGTGGTAGAGCAATTGATATGGAAACTGGTAATTATATCCAACAACATATACAATTACTTGAGTTCATTAAAATGGAAATGGGTGAGATTGCAGGAGTATCTGCACAACGTCAAGGACAAGTTTCAAGTAATGAAACTCTTGGTGGTGTTGAAAGATCTGTTAATCAATCATCTCATATTACAGAGTTTTGGTTTCATACACATGAACAAGTTAAATTAAGAGTATTAACTGCATTTTTAGAAACAGCTAAAGTAGCTCTTAAAGGTAACAATAAGAAAGTACAATATATTCTAGATGACCAGAGTATTGAAATGCTTAATATAGACGGTGAAGAATTCTCAGAAGCAGATTATGGTATGGTATGTACTAGTTCTAGTAAAACTGCAGAATTAGAACAAGCTATAAAACAATATGCACAAGCTTTCTTACAGAATGGTGGTTCAATGTCTACTATTATGGATATTTACTTTAGTCCTAGTTTATCTGATATGAAGAAAAAATTAGAGATTGCTGAAGAAAATGTTAATACTAGAAATGCTAAAGCTGCAGAAGATAATAATAAACTTGCACAACAAGCACAACTTGATACTAAAGAATTTGAAGATAAGAAATTATTATTACAAGATACTATTAGTATTAGAGAAAATGATACCAAAATATATATCGCAGAATTACAAGCATCTATGAAACAAAGTGAAGATGAAGGTATGGATGAAGATAATGATGGTATTAAAGATGAATTAGAAACATCTAAATTAGAATTATCTAGAGATCAAGCTAAAGCAGATAAACTTTTAAAAATTAGACAACTTGATGATTCTATGAAAATGCATAAAGATAAAATGGAACGTGAAGATAAAAAAATTGTAGTTTCAAAACAAAAAAAGGTAACTAAATAGCTATAAGTTAATGTTTCTTTATAAAATTATTATAAAAAATACCATTGACTTTTATAACTTTTTTAGTTATATTTGTAAAATTAACGGGAGAATAACATATACATTATGCCAAAAGAAGAAGAATTTTTAGGAATGAGTCTGTTTGATGATACAAACAACTTAGAAATAAACATGGATTTTAATCCAGATGATTTGGAAGATGACGATAATATCGAGATTCCAAATGAAGAAGAAGAAGTACAAGATGAAAATCTTGACGAACAAGATAATCTCGACGAGGATGAGAGTCCAGAGGAAGTAGGCGAGAACGAAGATCAAGAAGAAGAGGGTGATGAATCTGATGAAAATTCTCCCAATATTTATTCTTCCTTTGCATCCGTTCTTAACGAGCAAGGCTTATTACCCTCTCTGGATCTTCAAGGAATCAAAGATATTAAAAATGCTGATGATTTAGCTTCTCTCTTTAAGGGAGAAATGGAGACTCAGACAAAGAATTATCTTCTAGAGAAGATTGGGCAAGAAGGATACGAAGCTTTAGAAAAAGGAATTAGTCTAGCAGAGTATCAACAATATCAAGATAATGTTCTTACATTAGATTCTATTACAGAAGACTCACTACGAGATGATATTGAACTAAGTAAAAAATTAATATATCAAGACTATCTAAGTCAAGGTATAGATGATAAGAGAGCAATGCGACTCTTAAAAAAATCAATTGATGCTGGAGAAGATTCTATAGTAGAAGATGCTATTGAGTCTTTAGGAAGTTTAAAAGTTGTAGAAGGTAAAAGACTCGAAAGACTTGCAACTGAAAGAAAAGAACAACAGTTATTAGATTCTCAAGCACAAACAAAAATTGATAATGACTTAAAAAATTCCATCTATAACAAAACAGAGTTTATAAAAGGGATTAAAGTTAACAAATCAATACAAGATAAAGTTTATAATAGTATTACTAAAGTAGTTGGTAAAAGTCCAACAGGTGTACTAGAAAACAGACTAATGAAAGAAAGGCGTGAAAACCCAATTGATTTTGATAGTAAACTTTATTACCTATATGAATTAACAAATGGTTTTGCAGATTTTTCAAAAATTACTAGTAAAGCAGAAACAAGTGCTCTTAGTAAATTAGAAAAAGATTTAAGAAGAACAAAATTTGAAGGTTCAGGTTCTCCAAGTTATTTAAGTGATAAAGAGAGTTATGGTGGTATTGGTTCTGAAATAGTATTTTAACAATAAGTAAAAATAATTAATTAATTAAAAAGTAAAAAACATGAGTTTAGGAAAATTTGTAATGACTAAAGGACAATCTTGGTCAGGACTAACTTTAAAGAATCACATTGGTGCTATTTTTGGTAGTCAACCTCAATTGGTTTCTCCTCTTACAACTGTTCTTTTACAAAATTCTGGAATGAAAAACCTAGACACTACTCTCTCACTTTTTCCTGAGAAAGTTCTAGAAACTTCTGATGATTTTGTGTGGAAAGTAGTAGGTAGTGATGAACGTAATATTCCATTAGTGGAAGCACGTTACAATGGAGCTGTTGTCGTAGATGGTGACACTGGTGTAGGTGCTGCTAGAACACACATTGAATTAGTATTCGGTGAAAAGTATTTTAGTGAAGTGCACGTAATTGGTGGACCACGTCCAGATGTATATCAATTCAGATTGATTTCTGAAGCGCAAGAAGAAGGTGGTAACTATGTATATCAAGCAGAAGTGTTTGGTGGACAAGAAACATTAGCAGGAGTTCCTGGTGATGAATTGATTGCTGGTAATAGATTTAGTATTGAATCTGCATACGTTGAAGACGAGTTGTCTACAAAAGGTGCTGATATCCAATTTACTTCTCCTTACTTGATGAGAAACTCAGTTTCTACATTGCGTATGGAACATAAAGTATCTGGAGCAATGATTGATGTAAAAGTAAAACCTGTTTATTTCGCTGGTATTGAAACTAGAGATCCAAACTCAGGTAAAGTACATAAGTCAGTTACTTGGATGCAAGAAGTATATTGGCAGTTTGAAAAATCTCTTTCTAGAATTAAAGCAAGAACATTAATGTTTGGTAAAACAAACAGAGATGAAAATGGTAGATTCTTGAATAAAGGTAATTCAAATATTGAAATTAAAGCTGGTTCTGGTATTAGAGAACAAATGGAAGTATCTAACACTACTACCTATAATAAATTCTCAATTAGAATTCTAGAAGATTTGTTATCTGAATTAGTTGAAGGTAAACTTGATTTCACAGAACGTAAATTTATGTTACGTACAGGTGAAAGAGGTGCATCTCAATTTAGTAGAGCGGTAACTACAGAAGCATCTGGTTGGTTGAATATTGGATTTGATAATTCAAATTCTAGCGCAATTCAAAAAACCTCATCTAAGTTCCATGATAATTCATATAAAGCTGGATTCCAGTTTACAGAATGGACTGCTCCTAATAACATTCATGTAATGTTAGAAGTAGACCCAATGTATGATGATAAAGTAAGAAATAAAATTTTGCACCCAGATGGTGGTGTTGCTGAATCTTATCGGTATGATATCCTTTATATTGGTTCAATGGAAGAACCTAATATCCAAAAAATTAAAGTACGTGGTGATGATGAGTTACGTGGTTATAAAGCTGGTATTAGAGACCCATTTACAGGACGTAGAGGTGGTGTAATGCAACATATGGAAGATTCCGCTATCATGAGTGCTATGTGTGGTACTGGTGCAATGGTGAAAGATCCTTCTAGAACTGCGACATTAAAACCTTCAATATTAGGATAAAACTAATATAATATATTAAAAGTTTCAAAAGGGTGTACTTATTTATAAACACCCTTTTATTTTATTTAAATTTTAAAAAAGGGAGAATATTATGGAAGTAAAAGAATTAACAAGTAAATTTACATTACCTAGTGATATAGTTATTGTAAAGTTTGTAAAAAGAAAATCTGGAATGGCTGCTCACGTAGATGAGAATCATGTTATTTCAGGAGGTATGTTATCAGGTTCAAAAAAGAAATTTTGTGCCCCACTACAAAAAAATGGTAATATTGCTAATATACTAACAGCAGATGAAAAAGAATTTCTAGAAAAAGAAACTGGATTAAATCTTTCTGTTTATGGTGAATTTTGGCAAAACTTTTATGTATCATTATATAAAGATGATGCTAATAATAGATTTGATTTAAGTAATCCAATGGATTATATATCAATTAAAATATTAGAATCTTTAAATAATGATGTTGCTAAATCATGGAATGATCGTAATAAAAAACAAACATATCAATTTGTTATTACTAGAAGTGATGAAGAATTTAAAGAGAAAAAAGCTAAGTTAGATACTAAAAAATCAGCTTGGAAATTATATGGTAAAATTGAAGATGATAGAGAGAAACTAATTGGTATCTTAAAATTATTAACAAACCAACCAATATCAACCGATTCTAAATTAAATTGGATACAAGGTAAGGTAGAAGAATATTTAGATTCAATGCCATCACAATTTTTATCAATCATTGAAGATCCTTCATTTGATACTAAAGTATTAATTAATAAAGGTATTGATTCAGGATTGATTATTAGAAACTCTAATAAGTATTCAACAGTAGATGGTCTAGACTTATGTGAAAATGGTCAAGTTCCATCATTTGATAATGCTGTTAAATATTTAGATTCTAGTAAAAATCAAGAAGTAAGATCTTTAATAGAAGCAAGAATAGATAACGGAAAATAATATGACAACGAAAGAATTTTCAAATGAATTTGATATATTATATAATAGTATAGCTACAAATGCAGCTCCTGGTATAGATTCATATGAGAAATCAGTATTTCTAACTAAAGCTCAAAATGAATTAATTACAAATTACTTTAATCCTAAAGGTAATAAATATCAAGAAGGATTTGATCAAAATCAAAAACGTCAAATTGATTTTTTAGATTTAGTACAAGTTAAAAAATTAACAGTAAGTAGTAATCCAGTAATTTTAGAGACTATTAAATTAGATAATAGAAGTAGATTGTTTTCAATACCAGATGATATTTTATTTATAATAAATGAAAATATTAATGGTAGTATTGTTAGTACTGATAGAGGAAGTGGTAGAGTTAATAGTATTAATAAAATACTAAATGTTATACCAATCAGTTTTCAAGATTATAGTAATTTTATGTCAGAACCATATAAATTACCATATAAAAATCAAGGTTGGAGACTTATTAATAATTCTGGTCCTACTAATGTATTTGAAATAATTACTGATCCTAATTTAACTATAACTAGTTATATTTTAAGATATATAAAAAAACCTAACCCTATAATACTTGTAGATTTATCTACTGAATTTGCTGGAGAAGGGTTAAGTATAGAAGGGCAAACAATTGCTCAAACATGTGAATTAGATGTTAGTATTCATCAAGAAATCTTACAAAGAGCTGTAGAGTTAGCTAAGGGAGCTTATGAAGGTAATATTAATTCTATTATTGAATTAGGTAAAAGAAGCGAATAATGACTACAGATGAATTTTCAAATGAACTTGATACTCGTTTAAATAAATATAATATTAATTTAAATGAATATGAAAAATCTATTTATCTAACTGCAGCTCAAATAGAGATAGTTAAATCTTATTTTATAGTAGGTATTGAAAGAAATTCTAGAATAAGGATAGATTTAAAAGAGTTAATAAAAAATTATATATCAGAAGAAAAAATTACTTCTATAAATAAAATATCAGAAGATTCTAAATTCTTTAAAATACCAGATAATGTATTTTTAATAATGCAGGAGCAATGTAATATTATATCTACTGATAGTTGTTTAAATGGAAAATTATTAAAAGTGATTCCTAAAACACATGATGAATATAATATACAAATTAAAAATCCTTTTAAAAAACCTAATTCATCTATAGTTTGGAGATTAGATTTTTCTAAACAAGATGCTATTGATAATGTAGAATTAATAAGTCCATATGATATTTCTAAATATCAAGTTAGATATATTTCTTATCCAGAACCTATTGTATTAACAAATTTAAGTACAGGTTCTTTTGGAGAAGGTTTATCAATAGATGGAGTAACTACATATCAAACATGTAAATTAAATGAAAGTATACATAGGGATATTATGAATAAAGCTTTAGAATTAGTTCTAATAAATTATAAACCACAAACTGTATAGTTTAAAACAAAAAAATAAATAATAAATAATAATAACTAAAATTAATAAAAATGAGTGTATTTGGACCAAACCAAGTAGAGGAATTAATTATTGGTAATGCTGTAGCAGCTGAAGTAAGTGTAGCTACATTTATCAGTGCAGCCTCTGACAAGGAAATTAAAGTACTGTCCGCTACTGGTGGGGCACCAGCGGCTGGGGCAGATTTCAAAGTTTTACAAAAAACTGCAGGAGATGCAGCTAAAGGTTTAAACTATGAATTTTCAGATGTGATTAAAGCATCTAAAGTAGACAAAGTAATTCTTAAAACTTACGCAGCTGAAGTACAAAAAGCTGTAACAGTAAGTGGATTTACTGGAAATGTTGTAGCTAATACTACTTATGCAGTAGAGGTTAGACTATATAATGATGGTGGAACTCTTTCGCCTGAAAATTTTGCAACTGTAACTGGTTACTATGTAACTGGAGCTAGTGTAGTTGGTATAACTGATCAAATAATCCAAGATGGAGTTATTGCATCATTAAATGCTAATCTAACTAAAAGAGGTGCTTTTGAAGT